TAACAATGTATCAATTCAACTTAGCAACATAAACACAAGCGGCATGACTGGATCCAACACAGTTTATGTAAGAAACCTGCCTTTTACCGCCGTCAATTTGGCATCAAATACTGTGTACTTTCATGGTTCAATGACCACACTCAACGTAAATGTAGAATCTGATGGCCCATACTTTCCAGTCGTGTTAGATAATACAAGCTACATAGTATTCAACCGAAGTGTTGATGACAGCGGTTCATTTGATACATTGTTAGTCAGTGAGATTACTAGCTCTACTGGAGATATTTTCTTGAGTGTTGCTTATGAGGCATCATCATGAGCAATGTAGACCAACAAATTTTTAACAATATCCTTAGAGAGATCTTTAATGAGATTTTTATAGGGAAAGAAACTTACGAAAGCGGAGTCAATATATTGCTTGAAAATGGCAATAAGTTATTGGCAGAAAACGCAGACGAGTTAGTAACGGAGTAATTATGGCAGACAAAAAGATTTCGCAGTTAACCGCACTTACGACACAGGCGAGCGCTGACGAGCTTGTCATTGTTGACTCTAGTGCTTCACAAACCAAAAGGATTACGGTTAATAATCTGTTTCAAGGTATACCTATAAGCGTATTGGTGAATAGTACTGAAGCTAATCCTGCTCAGAACAACACGAGTGATGCAGTCTCATTGCACAATGCTGGTTTGTTACGCGCATCTACGACGAATGCGGCGGCTCCTTTAGATCTAAATGTTAAGTCTCGTGACGGTGACATTGCCCAGTTCCGTAAAGACGGCACTTTAATCGGTAATATTGGTGTTAGCAGCAGTAATGCGTATTTTGCATCTTCTGAGTTCGGTATAAAGCCAACAAGTGTTGGGTTTGTGTCAACTAACACCTCTGGTGTAGCGCAAAATGGCGCAGAAGACTTAGGCGGTAGTAGTTTCCGTTGGCGCAACCTCTATCTCTCAGGCGGTGCGTATCTCGGCGGCACAGGCTCAGCCAACCTGCTGGATGACTATGAAGAAGGGACGTGGACTCCAGAGATTGCCGATGCAAACACGGGCGGCAACACAGGTACAGCCTCAACGATTGAAGGTGCATACACAAAGGTTGGCCGTATGGTTAATTTAACTTTTCGATGTGTAGACATTGATACAACGGGATTGTCACCGGCTAACGGAATTAGAATTAGAAACTTGCCGTTTTCTTCTGGTAGCGGAGTTAAAGGAACCGCAGAAGGATCTTTACGACTAGACTTATGTAATACAAGCGACGATGCCGTCACTATAACAGTCAATGTGGGTTCGTCCGCTACTTATATGACTATTCGTCAAACCCGTGATAATGCCAATGATTTACAGCTACCTGTAAGCGCACTTACTAGCGGCACTGCTGACATCTTTGGAACTATCACTTACTTCATTAACTAACCCTATAGCCTCAGTGGACTCTGGGGCTGGACTAACAGGAGAAAAAAATGGCACTAACTAAAGCAGTAGTAGCAGACAAAGTAGAGGTAGTCACCACACAAGACGAGGAAGGCAACGATGTAACCTCTGTCCAAGTACGGACTACTACAAAAGTCCTTGAAGACGGGGCTGTGATTTCACAGTCGTATCACCGTCATGTAATTCAGTCAGGTGGCGACTGGTCCTCTGAGCCATCTAACGTGCAGGCCATCTGCAACGCTGTATTTAGTTAACAACAGCATCAGGCACACCTTGGGAATAGTGAACTTATAGGAGAGGAGATTTTATGACCGCCGAAGTGACAAAGAGCATTACTGCTCAAAATACATTTAGCGACGAGATAACGCTTCAAGGTTATTTCTCAATGTCTATCACTGGCGTTGCTGGCGGCACAATCGTAACCGTGCAGCGGCTCACTGGCGTAGATGGCACTACATTTACAGATGTAGAAGAGTTTAGTGCAAACGCCGAGCGATATGGCTATGAGCCTGAAGCAGTCAAATACAAGATTGGCGTAAAGACTGGAGACTTCGGGTCTGGTACGTGTAAGGTACGTCTGGGCTTAGTTGGTCGTGGTCACGGAACCACCACGCCGATTCGGTAGCCATGCACATCTTATGGCGGTTTTTATTCTCCATGATGCTGCCGTTGGTTGCTCAAGCTCAAGAGCCGATTGTTACTGAGTCCACTACTACCAGCACTGTGACAACCAAGGGCGACATGACTACAAGAGTAGAGTCGCCGCCTCCTACAGCTATTGCTCCTCAGATTATAGCTAACAGCAACTCAGACCTGTGCACCGTAGGTGTTGCGGGCGCTGTTCAAACGCAGATACTCGGCATCTCAATGGGTTCTACTGTTAGAGACATGAACTGCGAGAAATTAAAGAATGCGAAAGTGCTCTACGACATGGGCATGAAAGTCGCAGCCGTAAGCGTCATGTGCCAAGACGACCGTGTTTTTAAAGCTATGCTCAACGCAGGAACGCCATGTCCATACGACGGACTGATTGGTGATGCGGCAAAACTCGCTTGGGAGACGGACAAGGCTAGTCAGCCTCAAGCCAACCAATTATTAGATATGGAGGAAAAAAATGCACGTGAAGTGGCTGGTGCTTCTGGCATTCTTGGCGTATTTGCCGTCTTACTCTTACTCTAATCCTATAACCTATGGTGCTTCAGGCAATGCAGCACAGAATGGTTTGAACTGGGTTATGTCTCAAGTATTGCCTAATGCTGCTGGACTGTCTGTCAATGGTGTGGTTTATCAGTACACGGCGGTCAAAGAGACAGAAGATGACATGATCGTCTATGTGCAAAACGAAAATGCCGAGGGCAATGGCTACATATTCCGCGAGGTAGATGACTGGTCTGGCTTACCAGGCGAGAGCATCAACAAGTTAGTGTCAGTAAACAATATACCGATTGGCGCGTGGGGTGACGGCTCTATCGAGGTTGAAGGCACTGGCTCAGTAGAAGATCCCAATGTCATATACACCTACAAGATAGATCGCTGCTATGACCCGCAAGCCGATCCTTCATGCCCGGGATACGTACCACCAATAGAGCCACCAGAGATTGAGGCTATAGATATTTATGACGCGCTAAGCGATGACGCTGTGCGTGAAGCTCTTGATGAGACAGATCCAGAGCTGTATGACAGAGACAAAAAGCGACAGCGAAAGACTGAAGAAAACAGCGAACAGCGGCTCGAGAATGCATTGGCTGCTACAGAGAACGCACTTACCCTAGCTCTGCTTGTTACGCAGGATGCCATGATTCAAAGCATGAGTCGCGTAGAGCAACTAAATCCATACTACCAAGCTGACATACCCGGGGGCGTTTACCGAGAAACGGTATCGCTTCCAAAAACAAACATACCGGATAACAAAGATGGTTTACGGAACGGGTTAGCTCAACAAATTCTTCATGAGAAGATGGTACAAAGTCAATATTCAAAGTAAGGGGATAGTCATGAAAGCAGTTTATATAGCGGGTCTTGCAGCTTTGGTTTGCACAAACGCTATTGCAGAAGAAACAGTGATCATAGGCAATGTGGAGTCAAAGTGTGTCATCAACACTGATACTTCAGGCGTCTATGGCAATCCTGTGGCGGGTAAATTAAGCACCTCCGCAGAAGATGGTGGGGTGGAGCCTATCATTCGTTATGACGTAGCGTTAGGGGGGTCGTATACGGCGCGTATTGTTGCGCCCAACAGCTTTTCATCATCGCCTGTTCTTACTGACACCGTTTTTTGGACCGGAAGTTCTGCGGTCGAAGAAGTGTCCGATACCGCTATGGCGGATTATGAGTCTGAGTCTGTGACTTACGACTACACAACTGAGTATGATTTACATACTGCTGGCACCACATGGTTCAGTGTAAGCAGTTTGGCAGAGTACGGGTACGGCAAAGCATATCCAGCAGGGGAGTATCGGGCGATAGTCACTGCCGAGTGCATTGCTAACTAATGAGAATAGCTGCGTTTTTACTGGCGATCCTGCCGATTTATAGTGCAGGGGCGCATGAAATGCTGCCTTCGCATCCTGCTTTGAGCATATCGTATGTTGAAGGCGTGCTGAAAACTCAGATGCACCTGTTTAACAAACGTCAAGATGTCGAATATTATGAAATAGGTGTCTTTGATGGTGACTGGAATCCTGTTCCATTCGTCACTGGTTACCGCATCATACGGCTCGAATATTTAGAGCAAGTAAAGTTCGATGTTTACATATTGGAATCTGATGCTGATCGAGCAAAGTTTGTTTGTTCACGCTCGAAGCTAAGGGGTAACAATACCAAGGGGGCTTTAGTGGCTTCTCGTATTTGTTCGCGTTTTAGTGGGGTCTCGCAATGAGGCCGAACTGTATTTTTTCTACCTACCTTTTCGCTTTTGGTTTGACAGTCAGCTTATGTGGTAAAGCATACGCTCAAAACAGCTCTCTGAACTTACAGCTCCCAAGCGGACCCACTAGCTTTCAGTCAGATAAGATACGCAAGGGTGACATGGACTGTCAAAATGCGGTTGGTGGTGGAATGAATTTAGAGTTTGGCGTCACTGGCATCATAAACAACGCCACGGGCCCTTTTGATAACTATGACCCTATGTTTCCAGAACGCAAAGATATTGGCGTGTATGCGCGTATTGTCATACCGCTTGATGGGCCAGAAGAGAGAATAAACTGCAACACTCTTTATGAGTTGCTGCTAGAGCGAGAACGCCTTGAAGTACAGCGCTTACGCGCAGAGCTTCGTAACTTGCAAAAATTACAGTCTAATCAGGGTGGGTTTGAAAACTGATGGACGACATTGAGAACATCGACGATCACGTAAAAGCGGCTACCTCGCACATCAAAGGCATGTCCTGGGGCGCTAGGATTGCTGCTGTGATGGGCCTGAGCAGTATCGTTGGTACGTTATACGCCGGCTTTCTCATGTATCAGAAGGTCGAAGAGATAGCGAGTCTCGATTTGGGCGCGTACCAACAGCAGATGGAGGTTATGGACGCCAAGGTCACAGAGGCTGTGGACTACTCGCGTGACATAAAGAACGGCTTGCGCGATGATATACTGCGTATTGAGCAACAGGCGGATCGGACAGAAAGTTTGGTTCGCAGCACCACGCGAGAGTTACGAGATGCAATGGACAGCGTAGAGTCGGAAGTGCGTGAAGTCATTGATACTGCTGAGGAANGGTTTGANACNNGGCGGGATCAACTAAGGACATCACAAGACCAAGACATTANAGAACTAGAGGAGCGGCTTGAAGCATTAGTGCAAAGAGCGCTCGACAACCCGTTGGCGGACCAATGATGGATGCAGCAGAAGAGGCACTCAAACGTATCGAAATCCATGAGGCTGAATGCAAGCTTATGCGACAGATGATTGAAAAACGGTTAGAGCAAGGACAAGCGCGATTCAATAGGATCGAGCGAATGCTATTTGCGATGTATCCTTTCATTATTGCGTGTCTCGGTGCAGTGGAGTATTTGCGATGAAATTTGACGCGATAAAAGGCTTGATTGGTGAGTTAGCTCCTACGATTGGCGCAGCTCTTGGCGGTCCGGTGGGTGGTGCTGCGGCTGGTATGCTGGCTGATGTGCTGGGTTGCGAGCCAACGCCACAAAAAATAGAGAAGGCACTTGCCCAGGCTACACCCGAGCAGCTGGCTGAGATCAAAAAAGCCGAGCTTGACTTTGAGGTCCGCATGAAGGAGCTTGAAGTGGATGTGTTTGCGATAGAAGCAAAGGACACACAACATGCAAGAGAATCTTTCAAAGAAGATTGGACAGCTCGGGCCATTGCTTTGTTGTCAGTTTCACTCTTTGGTGGATATATTTTTATGGTGACGATACAACCGCCCGAAGCTAATGACGATGGCATCGTTAATCTTATTCTTGGCTACCTAGGTGGCATCGTATCTAGTGTCGTTGCTTTCTATTTTGGTGCAAGCAAGTCGGGGTCAAAATGAGAAAGAGCACAATGCGTAAGTTCAAGCCAGTAGCAAAGAAAGATGGCGTTCCGGTGAAGTACACTAAAGGTGCTGACGATCCAGAGGCAAGACGCAGAGAAATCAAGCGCACTGCTGAACGGTATCGTAAGGGCTTACTAACCAAAGCAGAGATGGATCGCATTTCTAGGGAGAGATCGCGTGGCTAAATTCAAAGGCGTNCCGACNGGTGGTTTTAGTCAAAGCACTTTGCAAAAAGTCTACAAGCGTGGCTTAGGTGCGTACTACTCNAGCGGCAGCAGACCAAAAGTATCGGCGCACCAATGGGCTATGGGCCGTGTAAAGTCATTTGTTACTGGCAAGGGTGGTGCTCGCAAGGCTGATAAAGATTTATTGAGCAGGAACAAGAAATGAATATCGCCAANATCGCTGATCAACTCAAGCGCCATGAAGGTGTACGCCTNGCTGTCTATGACGATGCAACCGGCAAGCCAATTCATGCGGGCGATACGCTNAAAGGCCATCCAACTATTGGNGTGGGTAGGCTGCTNACTGATGCGCGTGGNNTNANTACNGCTGAGATNGAGATGCTNNTNGCTAACGATATCGACGTAGTAATCGACGAGCTGAATCGTGAGGTCCCATGGTGGAATGAGATGAACGAAGCACGTCAAGCGGTCATGATAAACCTGTGTTTCAATCTTGGGTGGCCTCGGTTATCAGGGTTTAAGAATATGCTGGCTGCGTGTGAAAAAGGGTTGTACGAGAAAGCAGCGGATGAAATGCAAGACTCGAACTGGTACGATCAAGTGGGTTTACGTGGCGTTGAGCTTGTAGATCAAATGCGTACCGGNCGGTTTGATGATTTGGATTAGGGGGAAGATATGCCTGAGCGTCTCGAAAAAAGCTTGATGGCAAGAGCCAACAAAATGGGTCTCAAAGGCAAGGAAAAAGATGCCTATGTGTACGGCACGCTGACAAAAATTGCAGGGCCAAAAGGTTCCGACAAAGCAGCAAAAACCGGAAAGATAAGGCGTGGCTAAGTCACCAGCGTGGCAACGTAAAGAAGGCAAAAACCCAAAAGGTGGTCTGAATGAAAGAGGCCGTCGTTCATACGAGCGTGAAAATCCTGGTAGTAATTTACGCCGTCCTGTTAAGTCTGGTGATAGTCCTCGGCGTGCCAGCTTCCTTGCTCGCATGGGTGGTATGCCTGGCCCTGAACGAGATAGCAAAGGTAGGCCGACTCGTCTCCTTTTATCTCTTAGGCGGTGGGGCGCTAGCAGCAAGGCAGATGCTAAACGGAAAGCTGCCGCAATCAGTAAACGCAACAAGGCGAAAGCATAATGTACGGCAAGGGTAAAAAGAAAAAGAAGCCAAAGGGTAAGTAGTTAGTCCTCGTCTGGCTCTACGCCAATGATGATTAGCGCTCGCTTGGCCATGTCTGAGGCATCACCCACGTTGTCTCTGCTGGCTATGTTTTGCAGAAAGAAAATCAACTCTTCATTAATGCCAGCTGTCTGCTTGCATGTCGGGCAGTCTCCCCGCACACCGATCTGCCGACTCCTGTAGAAATCTTTCAACATATCCACATCTTTCAAATTGTCCATGATTTCTCCACTAGTGCTGCGTTTTTTTTGGTAGGTTTAGGCGGTCATCGTTATCAGCATCCCACCAATAGTCGTCATGTTGCTCTAGCTGATACTGCTCGCACTGTCGATCAAGTGTATCCACCATCTTCTCCAAAGCTGCACGTAGGTCTGAACAGATGATGACAATACGCTGNATAGGCCCGTAGGCCTCCAGCTCATACCATCCATCAGCTCTCGTTATCAGCACCGATGTCCCCCGTAGGGTTCGATTCCAAGAACTTTTGGACTTGGGTACGTGTGACAAAGATNCGTGATCCAGCTTTAACGCTGGGGATATTCCCTGCCTGTACCAATCGTAAAGCGCGCTTATAATTTTTTTGATTGCTTTCACCAAAAAGATAAGTCGCCAACTGACTAATCGAAAGAAGTTCACCATACATTATTCCCATCCATATTTAGTATCTTCCTGAGGAGCTTGCTGGGGTGCTTGATTATCAATCTTATTGACAAACAAATTCAAACGTCCAGCGATCGGCCATGCTCTACTGTCTTGGCCCTCCTTCTGCTTTATAGTGAGTTGAAGTTGTACGCCCGCNTGTGCAAGCTGATGATGTAGCTGCTCAACCGCCATTTGTTGNTGATCGGTCAGCGGGTAGGGCCGATTATTNAGATCATCCCAACCNTTATTGAACGTAAGCCAAGCAGAGGCTTGATACTCAACAGGCACATTGTTTGTTGTTGCATGAATGTTTTGTTTAAAGGTGATCTTTGCGTTGCCTAGGTGTGGTTTGTTAGCCATTGTTTATTCCTCAGAATGGTACGTCTTCGTTAACAGATTTTTTGCGAGCCAGTAGGGCAGCACTGATAATCCCCGCCAAATCAGAGTGATTTTGACCAATCATTTTAAGGGCGGTGATGTTTTCTTTTTTCCAAGCATTTAATGCAGACTCGTCGTAACAATTATTGATTTCGTTGCAAGTAATCAGCGGGCCATACTCTTTGCCATTGACCATGATGTTTTTGGCATTGGCTTCCTGTTGCACGTTGTCCGGTGTCTTCTGTGACTTTGGTTGGCGTGCTGGTTTGGCTGGTGGTGGATCTTCTGGCGCACCTGCTTCGATAAGCTTGCCATCATCGTCAAACTGATAGTTCTCTACGAGATCCTTGTCGCCGCCAATACCTAACGCGAGTACCAGGCTGTACCGCTTGCCATAAGTGACAGCGCCACCATAGCCATGCTCGTTTTGCTTGCTGGCTGGTACATCAACTATGCCAGATGACAGCGCGCCGCCATGACCAAAGATGATTGTCTCGATTGCAGCACCACCAGGTCGAGGATGTGATACATGCTGAAAGAACAAGCCATGCTTGCTCATTGGCTCTCGCACTCTCTTGATGATCTCCTCGTAAGTGATGTACTTGCCGTAGTTGGCATCGCCTGACTTGCCACAAATAATTGGGTCGCTATGAAACTCTGCAAGTTTCTTTAGCAGCTCTGGCGTAGGCTGTAGCTCCATTACTCGTTACCTCTCTCTTCTCTTTTTAAAGCCTTTTCCATGTTTAGCTGCGCGGTTAAAACCTTTATCCAGCTAT